CAAGCTCACGCTCAAGATCAGCGAAATGGGCGGTCAGATTTCGACGGTTTCAACGGAACTCCGCGCCGTCAATCGGATCGCTACCCGCATAGATGATTACCTCTTGAGCCAAGGAGGGAAGTAATGGACTTCAACGAGTACACAGCACAAAATTGCCGCCTCATCATACTGCGAGGTCTGGTCGATCAGAATGATCACCAGCTCAACGAAACGCTGATAAAACATCTTCTAGAAACCTTCGGCCATACCAAGAGCCGGGACTATATCCGCACGCAGCTTCGCAAGCTAAATGAACTAGGAGCCATCAGCCTGGCTGAAGCTGGTACCGTTTTGGTGGCGCAGCTGAAGCAACCGGGCCTGGATCACGTTGAACGCCGAGCGTTTCTGGATGGTGTCGGCGAGCCATCAATAGGCACTTAACAGTGGCCCGCCGTCGCGGCCGGGACCGCCTATCCTCCATCGAACTGTTGCCGGAAGAATGCGACCAGGTGGTTGCCTGGGCCGCAAGCGAACTGCGCAGCCGGGACCGCACCCAGAAGGATATCTACGAAGAGTTCTATCTCAAGCTGGAAGAGCTGCAGCGCGAGTACCATGGCGAACTTGATTTCAAGATCCCGTCCCGCACGTCCTTTGGGCGCTATTCCATCAAACAAGCCCATCTCACCCGCCGTCTGGAAGACACCCGCGCCATTGCCGCCAGCATCGCCGACAGCTTCGACGCAGAAGCATCGGACGATCTGACATTGATTGCGGCCGAGGCCATCAAGACCCTCATTTTCGAACTGCTGACGGATGCAGGGGAAAGTGGGCTTGATCCGAAATCGGCCATGAACCTGGCGAACGCACTTCACAAGGCATCTGCTGCCCAGGGCATTTCCACCAAGCGCCGCTCCCAAGTCGAAAGCGACTTTGCCAAGAAAACCGATGCGGCACTGGACAAGGTCGCCAAAGCCAAAGGCCTGTCCCCAGAAGCCGTTGCCCAGCTCCGCCGGGAATTCCTGGGGTTGCGCGAATGACGCCAGCTGCCCCACTTCCAACCAACCCGAATAAAGCGGTCCTGTCCCGCGATCCTTCCAGCCTTCCGGCCGAGCTGCCGCGCGGGTCTGACATTCCCGAGGATCTGGACCCGCTGGCGGATGGGATCCTGATGGATCACCAGAAAGAGTGGCTGGAAGACAAGTCAGATTTGAAGCTTTGCGAAAAGGGCCGGCGCACCGGTATCACCTTTGCCGAAGCCCTGGACGACACGTTAACGGCAGCAGCCAGCCGCGAGGCTGGCGGCGACAACGTCTTTTACATCGGCGACACAAAAGACAAGGGCCGCGAGTTCATCGGCTATGTCGCCCATTTCGCCAAGGTCGTGGCGGGCGAATTGGCGGACGTTGAAGAGTTCCTTTTTGAAGATCAGAAAGAAGACGGGTCAACCCGCCAGATTTCCGCGTTCCGGATCCGCTTTAACTCCGGGTTCCGGGTCGAGGCGTTATCGTCCCGGCCGGAAAACATCCGCGGCCTTCAAGGCGTGGTGGTGATTGACGAGGCGGCGTTCCATAAGGACGTGCGCGAAGTCCTGGACAGCGTCAACGCGCTATTGATCTGGGGCGGCAAGATCCGGATCATCTCCACCCACAACGGGATCTTGAACCCGTTCAACGAATTGATCCGTGAGGCCAAAGCCGGGAAGGTTCCCTACAGCCTGCATTTCATTCCCTTTCAAACGGCCATTAAAAACGGTTTGTACAAGCGCGTTTGCCAGCGCGCCGGGGATCCCTACACGAAGCAAGGCGAAGAAGCCTGGGAAGCCAAGATCAGGAATGCTTATGGCGCGCGCAAATCGAAGATGCGCCAGGAATTGGATGCAATCCCGGCAGAAGCCGAGGGCGCAGCGCTGACGCGGGTGCAGATCGAAGCCTGCATGAAACCCGGCATTCCGATCCTGCGCTGGGATTGCGACGATGATTTCAAGAATGCACCGGAACACATCCGTAAGGCGGAGCAGCTGGATTGGTGCCGCACCCAAATTGACCCGGTTGTCCGGAAGCTGGATCCGACCCGCCCGCATTGTTTCGGAGTGGACTTTGCCCGCTCCGGCGATCTGACTTTTATGCTGTTTCTTGAGATCGGCCGGGACCTCACCCGGCGAACGGTCTTTGCCATTGAGCTTCGAAATGTGCCGTTCGATCAGCAGCGCGATGTTCTCTTCTATGCCGGAGACCGCCTGCCACGCCTTGCCGCTGGTGCGCTGGATGCCACCGGCAATGGTCAGTATCTGGCGGAAAAGGCAGGCCAGCGCTGGGGTGAAATCATCCATGAAATCCATCTGACCGCCAGTTGGTACCAGGCCAACTCGCCGGTCTACGTGGAAGCCTTTTCCGACAAGACCGTTCTGCTGCCGTTGGACGAAGACGTTCTGAAGGATCACCAGGCGCTGAGCTATGTGAACGGAATAATCCGGGTGCCGGAAGATATGCGCTTCAAGGGTGCGGATGGTCATGACCGCCACGGCGACAGTGCACCGGCCGGGATCCTGGCCTATTTCGCCTCACGTCAGGATCCGGCTGCCTATGACTATGCGCCGGTCACCGAACAGCGCGCACGCGACAATGGCGCCAGGCACCACGATGACGACACCGGCTTTTCCAGCGGCATGGACATTCAACGCAGCGAGGGCCTTTGGTGATGGCTGATCACACACTTTATGACCGGCATGGCATGCCAATTAAGACCGAACCCAAGGCGCTGGAAAAGGAAACCGACTTTACCAATGTCGGCCGGTTCAGCCGCAGCTTTGACGACAGCATTGCCTCAGGGCTAAGGCCGCGCAATGTACCCCGGATCCTGAAGGCAGCAGCAGACGGCGACATGTTCGATTTCCTGACGCTGGCCGAGGAAATGGAAGAACGCGAGCCGCACTATGCGTCTGTCCTTGGCACACGCAAACGGGCGGTATCGTCCATCGACATGACCGTGGACGCAGCCAGCGATAGCGATGGCGACAACACCATCGCGGCAGCGGTGAAAGAGCTGGTCGAACAACCGGATTTCATCGACATGCTGGACGATGCGCTTGACGGGATCGGCAAGGGCTATGCCGTCATAGAGATGATGTGGGACACCCGGTCGCCGGTCTGGATGCCCCGCGACTTCGTTTGGCAGGATCCGCGCCTTTTTCAATTCGACCGGCAGAAAAGGCGAACACTGGAAATCCGCCAGGAAGGCAACAAGGACGGCCTGCCTTTAACCCCGGCAAAATTCATCACCCACATGCCGAAACTGAAAAGCGGCAAGCCGGTGCGCGCCGGACTTGCCCGTGTCGCGGTCTGGTCCTTTGTCCTAAAATCCTACACGCTGAAGGATTGGGCGCAGTTCTGCGAAGTCTTCGGCATGCCCTTGCGCGTGGGTAAATACCACGCCAATGCTTCGGACGAAGACAAGCGCAAGCTCATGCGCGCGGTTCTGTCCATCGCCTCAGACGCAGCCGGGATCATTCCGCAAGGCATGGATATTGAGTTCATCCAAAACGGCGCGCGCGGCGGTGACAGTGTATTCGGCCACCTTGCCAAATTCCTCGACGAACAGGTTTCCAAGATCGTCCTCGGCCAGACCATGACCGCCGACAGCGGATCATCGCGGGCGCAGGCCGAAGTGCACAACGAAGTCCGCCTGGATGTGAAGGCCGCCGATGCCCGCCAGCTGGAAGCGTCGCTGAACAAGGACGTTATCCGGCCGTTTGTCGATGTGAACTTCGGGCGCCAGGAACGGTATCCGGCCGTACGGCTGCCGGTCCAGGAGCCGGAAGACCTGGAACGCCTGGCCAATGTCCTGGCAAAGCTGGTGCCGCTAGGCTTGCGGGTTTCGTCGGCCGAGGTGCGCGACCGCGCCGGGTTCTCCGATCCGGACGAAGATGCCGAGATCCTGGGCGCACCTGTCCAGGACACTGAAGGCAGCGACACGGATCCAGCCAAGAACCGGCGCAAGGCGTCCAACAGCGCCCAGACGGCCAATGATCTCCTGGATGAAATCGGCGCAGACGAACTCAGCCAATGGGAAACCCAAATGGATCCGCTGCTCCAGCCCGTGCGCGACCTGGTCAACGGTGCCGGATCCCTGGAAGAGATCCTGACCGGACTGGAAGATCTCACGGACAAGATGGACGACAGCGAGCTGGCGCGCGGGATCAACCGGGCCAGGCTCAAGGCGCGCGGTGTCGGGGACGTAATGGATTGAGATGACCTATGACTTCACATCCAGACCCACGGAAGAGGTTACCCGGTTCTTTGAAGAAAAGGCGCTCAAGCCATCCTTCCACTGGCGCGATGTCTTGCCGGAAGAACACAGCTTTGCATTCACAGTGGCAAAAGCAGTCAAGGCCGAAGTCCTCACCGAATTGCGCCAGGCCGTCGGCAAAGCCATCCGGGAAGGCCAAACGTTAGAGGCGTATCAAAAGGACCTTGAACCGGCTTTAAAGCGCCTCGGCTGGTGGGGCAAACAGAGCCTCATTGATCCGAAGACCGGCGAGCTTGTCCCGGCGCAACTCGGATCTCCGCGCCGCCTCAAAACGATCTATTGGGCAAACACCCGCACGTCCCGCGCGGCCGGGCATTGGGAGCGGGCACAGCGCACCAAGCGGGTTTTACCGAATTTCATTTACCGGATCGGCCCGAGCGAGAACCACCGGCCGCACCACGTGGCCCGCGAAGGAACCATCCGCCCGGTTGACGATCCGATCTGGGATGATTGGTTCCCGCCAAATGGCTGGGGCTGCAAATGCTGGATCCGGCAAATCAGCCAGGAAGAAACCGACACGCGCGGCGGTGTCAGTGATCCACCTGACATTCCCTTGGTGGAAGTCACCAACAAACGAACCGGGAAAACCGAGTGGATACCGGAGGGTATTGATCCGGGCTGGAACACCAACCCGGGCAAGGCGCGTGCGAAAAACTTGATCCCGCATTTCAATGCCAGGCTGGAAGACGCGGGCGAAGCGTCTCCAGAAATTGCCAAGACCATCCTGAAGGAGTTCTGGGGTTCCCGTGCGCCAGAAGCCTACGCCCGAATGAATGAGCGGGTACATCTCCCGGTCGCCTACGTTCCGGACCTGGCCAAGCGCTTGAAGGCGCCGTCTGCCCTGGTGGTGGTGTCGAATGACACGCTCCAGGCAAAAGCGGCCAAACATGGCGGGATCACTCCGGCCGACTTTGCCAAGGTCGGCAAAGTACTTTCCAAGGGTACGGCAATCGACCGCCGGGCAGAAGGCAAAGGCGTCAACTTCTGGCTGGAAGAAGAGGACAGAATGATGCGGCTGGCGCTCCGGCAGTCGGCGGACGGGTTCCTCTATGTCTCAACATTCTTTGTGTCGAGCGCGCGCCGGTTGCTAAACCACCTGGCAAAATATGGAGAATGGGAGGAGTAAACGGCCGAGGGAAGGACAGCAACACTTCCGTGGCTTCGAGGCCACCACCGATTTGCACGGCCAGTTGTGTTTGTATCAGATTTCTCGCATTCTTCCAATCGTATTGCTGGATAAGGGAATAGATACATGTACGAACGATTGATTGAGTGGTTGGAGCACCAAGAAAAAGAGCTCTCTGATCAAGTCAGGGTCTTGGAAGATGGCACTGTTCGGACTGGAAGTAAGACTGGTGATGAACCCTGGGTCGACACGACGCAATCCAACTTGGCAAGAGCTCAGCAAATGCTGGAACAAACTCAAGCCCACCTCGAAAAACTGCACGCCAAGAGTGAGGCATAAGCGATACGTCGATTAGTGAGCGCATCACTAGTTTGTTGGAGCGCCCCAAAAATCGCCATAGAAGCCGCTGGAGAGCCTTTCCCGGTTGATGATGCGCAAAAAATCCTTGCGCGCGTTCTGCCCTGTTTAAACCCTGTTTAACGGCGAAACGAATTCCGCCCCAAGGATGCAACTTGCAATCGGAACCGGTTTGAGGGCACAAATAGGTATCCAAGGCGGATAAACAGCCAGACCGGTGACATATGTCGCCGGTTTTTTTGTGCCCGGTGTTTGGCAACGTCTGGGCATGACGAAATCAAGCCCCATCGCTGCAATCGCCATAGCCCTGAACACGGGTGCTGACGGCACGGTTCCGGAGTGGATCCAGCTCCTGCCTGCCGGTCCGTCCGTGTCAGGGTATGACGGCCGGGCATGGCTCAATGACAGGCCGGAAGATCTGCTGGCCATGTTCGAACGGCGCCCGTCCGGACTGCCGATTGATTTTGAACACGGCACCGAAGACTGGCCGGACGGCCAGGCCAAGGACATTGCCGGTTACATTGTCGAGCTGGATTTGCGGGAAGACGGATCGCTCTGGGGCAGAGCCGACTGGACCGAGCTTGGCCGGGATAAGGTCGGCTCCCGGCAATACCGGCATGTCAGCCCAGCGTTTTACTACGACCTTAACACCAATCGGATTTTGGAGCTGACGTCAGTCGCTTTGACCGTCGATCCGAATTTGCGTCTTGCCGCGCTCAACAGACGTGGCCCTTCCCCCGAACCAAACACAAGCGAGAGCACCATGGACAAGGAAAAGCGCCGTGCGCTTTGCCGTTCTCTCGGCCTGACTGATGAGGCGTCCGACGACGCTGTCATCAAGGCCGTGGATGAATTGAACGCTGGCAAGGCCAAGGCTGAGAATGCGGCCTTGACGCCGGACGTTCAGAAATTCGTACCGCGCGCCGACTACGACAAGGTCGTCGGCGAACGCGACACGGCTTTGAACAGCCTGCAGCAGTCTGCCGATGCTGACATCGTGGAGCTGGTCGATCAGGCCATCAAGGACGGCAAGATTGCTCCGAGCTCCAAGGACTATCACCTGGCCGCCTGCCGGTCCGGAGCTGATGGCCTCAAAGGCTTCAAGACCTTCATTGAAGGCGCACCGGTTCTAGCCGTTGCTGAAAACAGCGGCCTGGACAATTCCGATCCGGCCAAAGGCAAGGCCACTCTTTCCGCTGATCAGGAAAAGATCGCCGACCAGCTTGGTCTTTCCCACGAGAAGTTCGCCAATGATCTGGCGGCTGAGAAAGGAGCGGCCTGATGCTGAGCGCGAGAACCAATATTCATAAGCGGGTCGGCCGCACGCCAAGCCACCCTATGGCTGCAACCGCCAAAATCTTCGGCGGCGCGCTGGTTGTCCTGGACGGCGGGTTTGCCACCAAAGGCCGCACGGCCACCGGCCTGACGGCAATCGGCATGGCAATCTCCACTGCCGACAACACCAACGGCGTCAACGGCGACAAGATCGTCACAGTCGAGCGGGACGATTGGTTCCGCCTGGCCAACGATGTCGGCGATCCGGTCACCCGGTCTTCCATCGGCCAGCCTTGTTACATCGTTGACGATGAAACCGTCGCTGCGACCGATGGCACGAACACCCGATCAATCGCCGGAACCGTGCGCGACATCGACGATGTCGGCGTCTGGATCTCCTTCGACTGATTAGCCTTCTTCCGGCTGTATTGGCCTTTAG